TCCGATCTGGTTGAACCTAGAGTTACTGGTACTGTTGACGTTCAGTATACGGTCAAAGACTCCGTATCTAATTTAGGAATATCCGGTGTCAAGGTTTGGATAACTGCTGATATTAGTAATTCTCAGAATCCCTTCTGGTTGGGTTACACTGACTTTGCAGGTGTGATACGGGATGCACAAGGCAACTATCCAAGACTAGACACAGGGGTTATGTACGTCTGGAAACACTCGGCTGGTTACATAGATGATCAAAACCCGCATACTATAGATACATCTGCTGCCACCGTATTTGAAGGTACGATGACAGCTGTACCAGCTGACGTAGATGACACTACTCCTGTTGTAGCTGCACAGCCATCGTATGCTTATGCTACGCCTGATGATTTTCAGAAGTATTGGTTCTGGGACTTTGGTGACGGAGAAGAGTATGAGCAACTTTGGCCGTTGTTAAGGATGGCTTCTAGTAGAGTTACATCAGCACTATCAGCTAGTGATCAGCTAGACTGTTCTCGCAGCGGATGGGGCGACGACTACTTGAAAGAGTTGTCAATTATAATCGCCGGAGTTATGTTTAACAGTCCTGCTGTTCGCTTGTCGAATGATCAGCGTGAAATCTATTCGCAATATGTCATACAAGCTCTTGATGGTTTAACGACTGGTGTGGTACAGATCTGCGATGGAGCTACTGGTAAAGGCTATCCGGCCTATGAAACAGCACGCTACGGATTGACTGAACGCAACTACGCTCGTATTGTATCCGAAGAGAGCTACTAATGACTTATGGAGTAGTGTACAAAGCTACCAGAAAGAAAGGCATATTCGCATATCCTAAACAGGTCGTCAAGGAAGTAGAAAGTACGCTTGATGGAACAGTAAAGCGAACGCTAATCAAAACGTTTGATAAGGTGGTCGCTAATTGGGAATCAGATGTATCATTTGCTGCTAGAAAGTTCTTGCGAAGCGAAGCTATATGGGTTAATGTCTATCCAACAGGTGCGGATAAGGAGGTGTGGCACTACGTAAACAGAGGTACTAGGAGACATATTATAGAAGCGAAAAATTATGTGCCACGAGGCCAATCAAGACCTAGACTGGTATTTGAATGGGGCGGTTACGGTTCGTATTCCCCCAAAACATTACCTGGTGGTAAATATGGTATGAGAGGTGGCGCATATGGTCCGCTTTGGTTTTTTGGATCTGTTGATCATCCCGGCAACGAGCCGCGTGAGTTCTCCAAAGTAATTGGAAGAGCGTATCAAAAACAATTTAATCGTGAGATCAAAAACGCCATTGCGCGTGGTAAAAGAAAAGCAAGGAGATTTTGACATGCCCATGAGAAGTCTGTATCATCAATCGAAGAAGAGCGTTACCGCTCAACAACTGGAGGAGCAGAAGAAACAGTTAGAAGCTGCTCTGAAGGCTGCTGCCAAGAAGGCCACGGCTACCACAAAGGCTGCCGCGAAACCGGCCGATACTAAGAAGGAGAGTAAGTAATGAGCGAAACTGGTTTACAAAGTAATGTGTACACTACACAGGCCGGGAACGTCTACTTGAAGCAAGCTGGAACGTTTGGTCGCTATGTGTGGGGTGGACGTCGTATGCGCATGGATGAAATCCAAGAAGCGCTTGGCGACGTGAGTACCACTACGAGGTTCGATCCTCGTGGCGGTGTACAACGTGATATGCTGCTATCGGACATCCCTGGCGTAGTTAGCACTACGTTGGTAATGAAGCATGAGCAACTGAACCGCATGAAAGCGGAACTGGCAGCCGGCTTCTGGAATGTAGATAAGCGTATGCACGTTCAAGGGCGCGACCGTGATGCTCCTGACAAGTGGGCGGAAATACGCCGCTTGATGTGGGGCAAGGCTACGCAACGAACTGATCCTGGTACCAGTTGGGAAGCTGAGGAAGAAGGAATGATTCAGCTGCCATGGTCGGCTCTTGATGCGTATGACATCAACCCGGTTGTGTATGCTGAAGGTTCGTCCACTGTAGCCCATCAGATCGTTGATGTTCGAGCTGCCGTTATGGGTTCTGCGAATCCGAGTGACAACTTGCTATATGCTGTCAGTGGTAATCCTACGGTCGGAGATCCTGTTCTGCTAGTCAACGCTAACGGTGGAGCAGTTACCAGTTGGGTGGAAAGGGCGCTTACTGGTGAAACCGCTGTGCCTGTTGCAGTTCTGGGTCTAGGAGACTTCGTGTTCATCTCGCTCGGAACCAAGATTATGCGCAGCGATGATCGTGGTGTCACCCTGACAGACATTACGCTAACAGACTGGGCAACGAACAATCTGCTACAGATGGACGCTTTGGATCAGGGCTTCATCTTAGGCTGTGGACAGAACGGTCGTATCTTTGCCTCGTTCGATGGCGCACGCACTTGGGAAATTTTGGTAGGAGCAGGCGGTCCAACTACCGAGAACTTGCTTCGCATACACATCTCGCGCAACAATCCACAAGTGGCCTGGGCATGTGGTGAGAATAACGCTCTTATCAAAACTGAGAATGGCGGCTTCTCCTGGTTCTCGATTACCGGGCCTGCTGCCGCTGAGGACTTGTTAGGTCTGCATGTCGAAGACCCTGATTCTCTACTGGTACTTTCTGCTGAAGGTATTGTATATGAGACTTCAGACGGCGGAGATACGTGGATTCAACAGGGCGGATTGCCTGGCGTTACTGCTTCTGCATTCGCACGTGGTAACATCGTCGGTACTCCAGCCGATGTTTACTATCTGTTCCTAAGCGATACTACCAATGGCGAGTTCGTCTTTCGTAATACCGAAGCTGGTGCTGACGGCTATTGGTATCAGGTCGAACAGGCTACCGTTGGTGAGGAATTATATGGTATTGCTGCTGCCGATGTCAACGTTGCCTCAATCGTTGGCGGTACAGCAGATACCAGTAGCCTGGTAGCACTGGTTGCCTAGCTTATTCATCACGGTAGATGGCACAGAGCTTCTCATTAACAGGGTTGAACGGGCTGCTATTGATACATTCGTAGCAGCCCACCCTGAACCTCAGCCGCCTAGTATCAAGGTTGAGGTTTGGGGTGGTATATTAGAAGATATACCAGACTATGAAGATTTGACATACAAACAGGAAGTCCGAACCTTTCGTTTGGGCTTAGGTCAAGATCAGATGTCTATAATCTTCCCGGCTATAAGGATTGTCGGAAACCCTCCTGTGCCATCTCAGGAGTTACTAACACTTCTCAAAAAAGAAAAGCTTACTGACTACGAGTTAATGCAGTATGTCATTTTAGCTGATAAAAACGATTTGGAGTATATCGTAGATGAAGTGTTATACTTATCTACTGTCACTATACGCGGTGTAATTGAGGCACAGAAAGCATTTAACGTTCGGTGGATGGATAAGGACGTTACAAAGTGGAAGGTAGCTCAGCTACCTGCTGATTATACTCCACTGTTTCGTGATCGACAAGTGGCTAAGTATTGCGATTATAATTGGAACAGTTTCTGCGAATTAACTGGGCCAGAACAGTCTGCGTGTGTCGCCTACTACTTAGCGGACAGGATGTTGGAATACTTATCAAGTAAATGGAGTTAGTGATATGGCCAAGAAGGAATTATTAGAAAATCAAGTTAGAATCGCGTCGTCCAAGATTGTATTGGACTGTCGCCCTGTTGCTTCAGGTGTCCTTCAAACGTTGTTATCTGAATTAGCAACTCTTGAAGGTGTTGACATTACTGATCCTGGAACAATACTGCTTGTAGGTGGGAGCCAACAAGCACAGGCAATACAAGCTTCTGAAAAGCTGTTCACGTATTGTACTGGATGGGGAGTTTCTAATGAGCCTCCGCAAAAACTATCAGAAGTGGCTCAACTTATGGGGGTACGTCCAGATCAACCCAATCTGAAAAGAGCAGCGTGGATACGCTACGACTTAGGAGCTACTCAGCAAGAACTAGGAGATGTAGTAGGTATAGTCATGGGACTTACTTTCACTCCGTCTGATAACGGTAAAGAGGAATAGAGTATGGTAGGCGGTTTAGGTCTAAGCGCTGATGAGCAACTAGCTCTTCAAGTAATCGTAGAAGGCACAGGTCGATTCATGTCTGATATGAATCGAATCGACAGAAGAATAGAAGGCACTACTGGCGGCTGGATGGGTATGTCAGGCATTGTTAGTGGTGCTTTAGCTACTGCTTTTGGTATCGCATTAGTAAAAGCTATAGACGCTGCCGCCGAAGCGATGAAGCGCTTAGTTGCAGCAGGTCTGAACTATACTAAAGACGCTATAGATGATGCTCTTGACTTTGAACTGGCTATCACTAAATTAGACATCGCTGCACGTGATGCTAATGTTACTATGGAAGATTTGGAAGGAGCGTCATTTGCTTTAGGTAAAGACATAAATATAGTCGGTGTAGATGCCTACGAAGCTGCTGAAGGGTTAAGGACGCTATACCTAGCTGGTATTGATACTGATACGATCTTTGGTGAGGGCGGTTTAGAAAGTACTCTTGACGGAGTTAGTAGAACTACTGGTGCTTTCAAAAGTTCTGCCGACCTCGCTGCTGCATCGACTCTGGATCTGGACCGCGCCGCTAATCTAGCAGTAGTAACCGTAACAACTTTTGGCGAAGAAGCACAAAATTTTGCTAGCGACGCTGAGTTCTTAGACTACGCATTTAATCTAATCGTACAGGTTGCAGATAGTACCACAGCTGAAATTTCAGACTTCGAAGGAGCACTAAAGAATGTAGGCCCGACAGCATCAGGTCTGGGGTATCCTATAAGCGAAATATCTAAAGCTATTGGTATCCTATCTGATCGTGGTATACGTGGTGCTGAAGCTGGTACTGCCCTGCGGCGTATGCTTGCTAATCTTAACCGTGATACAGCTAAGGTGCGCGAAGCTAATGAAGCATTAGGTGTAAGTCTATTTGACAGCGAAGGAAAGCTACGTAGTCTTGAAGATGTAATGATGGACTACTCTGCTGCACTCAATACTGATCCTAATAGTGTTGTAGCGTCTACCATATACGTTAAAGACGCAACAGCAGAACAGACACGCCAGTACCAAGAAGCAATTGATGTACTGGATTCTATGAATGAGAAGATAGCTGACCACAATGCTGGGTTGAAGATCGTTTCCGATACAACATTAGAGAAGTATATAGCACAGCAAGGTAATGCTAATAGAGTTATTGCAGAATACAATGAGCTAGGAGTAATTGCTAAAGAGGTAACTAATCAACTTACAGAGGAGGAGCGTGCTAACTACGTTCAAACGTTAGCAGGTGTGTACGGTCAGAACGCATTCAACGCTCTAATAGGAGATGGCACAAATCAATTTGCTGCTCTTTCCGAAGAAATGGCCACAGCTACTAATCTTGGCGACCGTGTCACAGCTATGGCTGAGACTGGTCGAGGAGAGTGGGAGCGACTCACCAGTGTACTAGACACCGTGAAAATTCAATATGGTAGTCTATTCCTTGACGCATTAAAAGATGGAATAATTATACTACGTGAATGGCTAGTAGCTAATGATGAATGGATTCAAAATGGATTAGAACGTCTAGGTGAAGTCATTGGTGAATTAGCTGAGTGGGCGTTGCCTAAATTTTTAGAGTTCCTAGAAAAGCTTCCTGAATATGTTGATACCGCTAAAGAAGTATGGAATAATCTAACAAATGCCTTGCAGACAGGCGGCAACTGGATAGAGAAAAACTTACTTCCTATACTTGATAAATTTGGTGAGTGGTTTGATATTATCAAACCGCTAATAGCTGGTGTAGCAGATACCGAAATTAACGCTCGTATGCTACCTGCATTTGAATCTGTCAAACAAGTGCTTGGCGACGATGTGATGCCACTTTTCGAGAGGATTGCAGACTTCTGGGATGAGAATTTACCAAAAGCTGCTGAACATTTTGGGAAGATATGGGAATCCTTTATAAAGCCAGCATTAGAAACGCTAGGTAAATTTGTAGCTACTGTTCTGATACCTGTAATCGGAAAATTAGTTAAGATCATAGGCACATGGTTGATAGGTTCGCTAGAAGGCTGGGCGAAGATCTACTTCGAGAGAATAGCTCCGCTAGTAGAAGATCTATTCGAGTGGTTAGGAGAGAATCTAGTACCAGCAATACAAGATTTAGTCGAATGGTTAGCAGAGAATCTGATACCAGCGTTAGAAGATTTCGCTAATTGGATTAACGAAGAAGGACTACCTGCGCTATTTGAATTTTATGATACTGTTGTCGTAAAGGTGATAGAGGCTATATCTGATCTAGTAGCGTGGATAAAAGATGACCTGATACCAGCTGTACAAGATTTCGCAACATGGCTAACTGAAGAAGCTATACCAGCATTAACCGATTTTTGGGAAATGTTAAGCGATAAAATCAGTACGGCTATCGAAACAGTTACTAACTGGATTGAAGAGCATCTAGTACCGATATTCGAATCTCTGACATCTACTGTTAATGAAGATGTAATACCAGCTGTTGATTCACTTCATAAGTGGATCGACGAATTCATAGTTCCTATATTTGAAAAGCTATCAGAGCTTGTTACTGAAGTATCTGATGTTGTCAAATTACTAGCTGAATCTGCGATAGATGCCTACATCATACCAGCATTTGAGCGATTTCAAGAGCTAATAAATGAAAAGATAGTACCTGCGCTCACTGACGTATGGCATTGGGTTGAAGAAAAAGTAGGAGCTGCTCTCGAATGGTTAGAAGAGAACGTGCTACCTCCTGTAACAAATGCTTTTGCTGGAGCGCATGCTGTCCTGTTTGATAAGCTAATCCCGTCCTTGAAGGACGCATGGCACTGGATTGAAGAAAAAGTAGGTGCTGCACTTCAATGGTTAGATACTGAAGTAGTACAGCCTGCAATAGAAACGCTTCAGAAACTATGGGCTAAGTTCAATGACGATATACTTCCTGTCTTAAAAGAAGTTAAGGATGCTATCGAAACTGGAGTAGGTTATTTCCTAAACTGGTTTATAGACGAAGTGGTAACTAAAGCTAATGAAGTATTAAGAGGTCTTGAAAAAGTCTTAACAGATGTTAAGAATGGACTTCAATTTGTTATAGATAAGCTACGGTCGTTCAAAGAATCGTTTGCTGGATTTACTGTACCTGAAATTCTACAAGGACACTCGCCCCCTCCGTTGTACTATTCGCTAAAATACATTGAAGGTGCTATGGATGATATTAGTAACAAAGCTGCTCCAAGGTTCACTAAAGCGATGAAAGCTCTACCCGCTCCTGCTTTTGCTATGGGCACTACTTTCAATAGTAATGTTATACAGAATAATCAACAGTATAACTTAGAGACTAATACTTTAGTATCGGCTAGTGATCTAGCTCTCGAATTCCAAGAAATGCAAGTAGCGAGAAGGTAGTATGACAAAGACTTACCCTTTAGAAAGAGACGAGATACTAGTACCAACTTATAATGGGTATAGATTATACCCCATTATGATGTTGCTCGGCATGAACTATAGTTCAATGGCTGGACGTAGAGGTTTAGGTATGGCGCAAGTCAGATTCTTAACTGACTCAAGTCCATACCAACACGGTGAATCTGTTCAGGGTATTAGATGGAATACTCGCCAAATACAGATACTTGTCAACGACCAGCAAAAGTCGTTGATAGACTACTGGCAAAAAAGGGATCTTTACCTTGACCTTTTACGTCCAAGCAGATCAACCATCACTAAAGATAAACTCATAAAGCCATTTATCTATAGAAAGTGGCTGCCTGGTGGCAAGTTGTATCGTGGTACAGATATGATTGTAACTAACGGTTTATCTTATGTGACTACTCCTACTGGTCACTTTATCAGCAACGGTGGCTTAGAAGCAGGAGATCAAATAACGATAGGCGGTGTAAATTATACCATAGCCATCGCTGCGAACGATTCTGAGCTATACCTGGCCAGTAGCTATGCCGGCTCTACATCGTCAAATGCGTCCTGGAGATACTTGTCAAAACAAGTGTATAGAGAGATAACTTTTATACTTGGATCAGGTTTGGAGTTTGATGAGAGGGGATCAGATCAGATACTACCATATGGCTTCCAGGAAGTATTGCGTCTTGTCTGCCACGACCCTTTGTGGAGAGGACGAGAGCAACAACGTATATGGACACTACCAGAAACTTATGGAGACCTGATATTCGATGGTGAAGGGGCTTGGTTTGGAACATCTGGTATCAGCGGCAGATGGGAATTTGAAACTACATATCTTTCTGAATCAGCAGAAATTCAATATACAGGACATGAAGTAGCTAGACCTATCATTACCATACGCGGTCCGGCACACTATCCTAGAATATCCAATGAACAACTAGGTATTACTCTAAGCCTAGAATACGTTGTGAGTATTGGAGAAGAGGTAGTAATAGATATTGATAACTTATCTGTAACTACTAATCAAGGAAACAATCTCTTACCATATCTTCGCGGCAATTTATCAGGATTCGCTCTAGTCCCTGAACCAGCTGCTCCTGACGGAGTTAATACTATTGTAATTACTATGGGGGACGCCGACACTAACACCTATGCCTCTGTCAAGTGGCAAAATGTGTACATAGGAATATAAGGAGATAAGATGACACAAAATTCCATTCCTCAAACTGGTCATATTGATGACAATGTATCCCCTGATGCCGGCCCTTATTCTGCTGTAGAATGGTCTGCTGTATGGTCTAGTATATTAACATCAGGCGTTAATCAAGGCCCAATAGGCATTATTGGAGACGATTCGCTAGCAGTAACAAATCCTAGCGGCACTACTATTAACGTTGCTGCTGGAGACGCTATGGTAGGAGGAAGAAATTTTCGGAACGATGCCTCCCTTAGCTTCAGTGTAGCCTCTCCTTCAGCTAACCCCAGAATAGACGTAGTGGTAGTAGTTCAAAATGAGTCAAATAGCTCTATAACCGCTGGAATAGCTTCAGGTAATGACTTGTCATTTCCAACATCGCTAACTGACTATCAGGGAAGCGCATCTGTACCACCATACTCAGCCAGAGTAGCAATTCTGAAAGGCACAGAAGCAGCTAGCCCTTCTGCTCCTACACTCGATCAGAACGCAGCCTTGCTGTACATGATACCGTTAGCACAGTATCAAATAAGCACAGGTGGTACTATATCGGCGCTTACTAATCTAAGAGAGTTTACTGTAAGCGCAGGTGGCGGTAACGCTTATGTAGATACTGTTATCGAATATCCTAGTGGTGGCCCTATGGATCAGATAGGATATAATGGCAGGGTTCGTATAGTGCCAATGCGTTTGTATTTCAACTTCGTTGGTAGTACTTCAATGAACATCTCATTTGAAAATGAAGATGACCCTCTGCTAGGATATGATGAATATGCGACGTTCTTCTTTTGGACGGTTAATCCTCAACAAACATACTCAACTTTTGATGGTAAAGTAAACGGTTTAGGCTTCACTATATATAAATCTCCAGGTGAATCGTTTATACGCATATACGGTTATAGAGCAGGCTATGTAGACAATGCTGGAACTGCACAGGCTCCTCCAACTAATGAAACAGTTGTAATAGACTGTATGTTAGTCCAGTTGCTAGATCAAGCACCATTATCGTTCAAGAGTATAGCAGGATAATGACATACACTGGTGAGGTTAGTTACAGATTAGATCTAGTTGATCACGATGACAACGTGGTCACTACGTTCGCTGGTTTTGGATATGGTACTCCTAATCGCGGTGGGTTGCACAGCTTCTCCTATCGTAAGAGGCTCAACTCGTCTGGTGCTATAGCAGTACGTATATGGGGCGAAGACCAGCGAATAGAAGAATTCCTACGGCTTGATATAGGATTCGATTATCGTTGGCGAATTTACAGAACTGATCCTCTATGGGACAATAAGGAGCGTAAGGACTTTGTAGCGTTTCATCGTGGAGAAGAAGATGATCAGTTTAACTCTGGAGAATTCCTATATACCAGCTTCGGTACTGGATTAAATGACTTCATCTACTCCGAAGGCATTGATTGGTATTCTGGTAGTCCACAGTCTAGTAAATCAGGTGATATTGCTACAGTAGCCTACGAGTTCGTCAACGAGAACATCGGTCCCGCAGCTGGTAATGATAGCGATGGTAGACCGCGTGTTAGGCCACGTTTGGTGGCATTATATCCTGCCCTGTGCGGTAAGAGCTGGACTGGTGGTAGAGCGTATTTACAACTAGGAGATGTGTTAGAAGAGCTGGCAGAATTAGCGCCAGGTGACTTTCTAATAAAAGAAGAAGATAATCCATCAGGGCCAGGAGGAGCATATCAGTTCTATTGGAGCTGGAAGTCTCCTAGATGGGGAAAAGACAGAACTATCGGTAATACAGAAGGAAACAAACCGCTAGTGTTCAGTGCTGATCATAGGAATATTCAAGACTACAAAAGCAACTACTCGCATTTAGACGAAATAAATGTAGTAACTGTTGTAGGACAAGGTGTAGGAGAATCTCGCAGGAGAGCTATGGCTGCTAGGGATTCTACTTTATCACGTTCTCCTTGGGCTAGAAGAGCTGTTGTACGTGACTTGAAAAGTGCCACAGATGATGAGCTACAATTTAGAGCAGACGAGCATCTGGTAGCTGGTTCTCCGAAGCAGAAAATGAAATTTGACCTGCGACAAGACGTCAATACACGGTATGGTAGAGACTGGGACATAGGAGACTTGGTTCACGTAGTACACAAAGAACGACAGGCTAAGATGAAGATTATAGGTGTGACAGTAACACTACAGAAAGAAGGCTACGAAAAGATCACACCTGAGTTTATCACTGAATGGAGTCAGTTCGCCTAATGACTAAAGAAGGAGATCGTCTACGAAATGTAGAAACGCGCGAAAGTGCTGGTATGATAGAAGTACCAGGAGATCCAAATACTGGCGCTGGTACAGCTGGTGCTCCTGGCATGTTTGCTATCCGTCCCACCAGTGGATTGTTGTATTACAACTCTGATGGTGAACCTGATGGATGGGTAGAACTTGGAATAGCTACTGGCGGTGGTGAAGCTAACACTGGCACCAATATAGGAACCGGCGCTGGAGTATATGCAGGAAAAGTAACTACTGTACTTCAGTTCCGTAGTCTTATTGGTACTGCTCCCATCGTTGCTACTCAAAATGCTAATGACATCACTTTTGATTTAGACATCAATAGCCTAACTACGATTACTACTCCTACTACTGGCGACGAGCTGATCATCGAGCGCGCCGGGACACAATACAAGATTGACTTCACCACTTTCGCTAGTGGTAGTTTAAATTCTGTATCAAACATTGGCACAGGTGCTGGAGTCTACAAGCAAGTAGTTTCCGGTGATGTGGAGCTTCGTAGTCTAATTGGCACCGCTCCTGTTGTTGCTACTCAAAACGCCAATGACATCACTTTCGACTTAGATGTCGCTGGTCTTACTACTATAACCAGCCCGACTACCGCAGACTATCTAATAATAGAAAGGTCTGGCACGCAATACAAGATTGATTTTACTACCTTTACTGGTAGCGGCGAGGCCAATACAGGTACAAATCTTGGCGCAGGGTCGCAGGTCTACAAAGGAATGTCGGGAACTGTATTACAGTTTCGTAGTATCATAGTTTCATCTCCAATAACTATCGCTCAAAACGCAGATGATCTTACTTTTGATTTTGATATTACCGGACAATCAGATGCTCCATCATCACCTCCGCCAGCCGGCGACTACTTTATAGGTCAAGCTACTGTAGGTGGAGCGTTTTACCGAGTACCATTTTCAGATTTAGGAGAAGTAAATCTAGTCGAAAGCGCGTCTAGTGTAGGAACCGGTGTTGGATTATATTATGCACTAACGGTTAAGACGTTGCAGTTCAGGTCTATTGTCGGCGGTGAAGGTATAGCTGCTAGTTTATCTCTTGCTGCTACTGACGTAGACATAGACTTAGATATAAATGCCATAACTACTACAGGTACTCCTGATACCGCTGATTACATAGCTTACCACGATGTAGGTGTAGGTATTAAAAAATCTACTGTATCAGATCTTGCTTCTGTTTTAGGTAGTGGCTTTATAACAGGTGCTACTAGCTTAACTACAACCAATCATGTATATGAAGGAGAAGTTAGTCAGGTACTGAGATTCAGAGGATTAGCTCTAGCTGATTCATCTATACCTATTACAATTACTCAAGGAGCGACTGCTTTAACGTTTGATTTCAGTATTGCTAATACTGCTACTGCTCCAGGATCACCAGATAGCGCTGATATACTAGTAGTAGAGAAATCATCAGACGGCTCTCACTACAAGCTACCACTATCAGAATTTGCTACAGTATCGCCACACGGTGGTGATTGGATTCGTACTACGGATACTGCCTTAACTACAAGTTCATTTTATGATATAGTATGGGAAACTGAGAATCGTGATACAGATGGTATATGGAGTAGTGGTGCTAATCTTACTATACAAACTGCTGGTACTTATATAATAAAATTAGAGTGTGCGTTCGCTTCTAACGCTACACCCTATGCGTGTCAAGCTCTTATAGACTACGAAGGAGCTTATATAGCATCTCAAAAAATACAAACAGCAGCTAATGAGGTTCTGCGAATACAATCAGTAGGGGTACAAGACTGTTCGATAGGAGATGTGATCAAAGGAACAGCTAGGCATACAGCTGGATCTAACAGAAACTTAATAGAAGCCAAAATACAAATTCATAAACTGTCAGATTAATTAGGACGTAACAAGGGAGAAAGTGATGTCCAATAAAGATAGTGAAACAATGAACACCTATTCACAAACAGAATTAGAAGAAAAACTTGCTAGGCTACAAGAAGCCCGTAAGGTAATGGTCGAAAAAGCTAATCGTGAAATAGCACAACTAGATGGCGCGATTGCTTTTTTGGTTCAATTACTAGCAGGTGAGCTAGACAAGGAAAGCGACAACTAATGGACGGGTATAACAAAGTATTCTTCCACATGAGTAGTCAAGGTATTCGTACAGGATGGGGCGATCTTGTGCGAGCCTGCGATGCTGCTGGCATACCCGTTTCTGTAATGTCAGTAGGAGGAGAAGGAATTGGTGACATAGTAGCACAATGGGATGCTGGAAGCACAGTCCCCCATGTGCCAGTATTTCGTCCAAACGGAAACGATGTTCCACCTTACGGTGCTAATATCGAAACCGCTGCTCCCGAGTGGTGGGCGTGGATGAAAAGCCAGTTCTCTAAGGAGATATATCGTTACCATGATAGAATTGTTATTAAACATGGTAATGAGCTAGACAAGAATCAGTCAGACTGGTTAGGCCAGTTCTTTACCAGAGTTGCTAAATTAGCCATGTCAGACCCAGATGGGCCATTTATAACCGCCCCTTTCGGATTCTCCGCTGGCGAGCCTGAACAAGCAGATTGGATAACTCCTGGCATGAAGGAGTATCTATACTTAGCACATTCGTTTCCGTACTACGTCTACATATGCCTACATGAGTACTCCTTAGACGCATCTAACATATTCGCAGATTCTCCATACAACGTTGGTCGGTTTCTGATGCTGTTTAGCATCTGCGATGAGTTAGGGCTGCGACGACCTAACATAGTATTACATGAGGTTGGATGGGAACTAGGTGATATTCCTGACACTCCGACTGCGATGGCGCAGCTGAACTCCCTTGCTGAATTGTATGCTTACTATCCTGAGATAAAAGGTGCCGGTATATGGACTACTCAACCTTATAACAACACTGGCATAGAAAAGAAAGTAAGCGCATTGATACCCCTCGTCAAAGAAATGACACTCAATAATCGTTATCCTGTAGGAGAGACAGTGCCACCAGAACCAAAGCATAAAGTTGTCGTCTACAAGCTGGCCCAGGAGCATACCAGGGAACAGTGGCAAGAGATTGCCGATATAGCTCATGACGACTATAAAAGGACACAAACTGCTAGTCATAATGATGCAGAGACGATGTACCTGGAGGGTAACGAAGAATCGTATATTGTAGTAATCGATCCAGAGTTAGCAAGTCAACAACATGCTATACAGTATTTTGCTGAACGGGGCTACATGTATCAGACTAAGTATATATTCACTGAACCCCCAACTCAGCCAGAGACGTTTAAATATAGCGTTTGGCCTACTGTAGAACATCGTATTACACAATATTTTGGCGAGCATCCTGAGAATTACAACAAGTACGGCTTTCCAGGACACGAAGGTATAGACCTTGCTGCTCCTTTAGGCTCCGCTATTTACGCTCCAGAAGGCGGCGTAGTGATAAAGGTGTCTGATAAGACATCGAGTGGTAATCTAAGCAATTATGGTCAGCATGTGATTATAGACCATGAGAATGGATACTACACCACACTAGGTCATCTGAGATATGATACGCTAGTACAAGTTGGTGATCGCGTAGACGCCAGCCAGATCATTGGTTACTCAGGTAATACTGGTAATAGTTATGGAGCACATCTGCACCTCACGCTCAAAAAAGACGGATACGTGCATCCTGGTTGGGAGTGTTGTCCTGGCTACAAAGACCCGCTACCTCATTTACAGTCTGCACAAATTCCGCCAGGACAAGGTGAGCTAATATACCTTGTACCGTACCTTCGTCCAGCTGACTTGAGAGGTAGACTATACGAGGTAGAGACAAAGATAGACGGAGTGAGCCATGGTCAACAGCGACACCAAAGTCAACGAGACGCTGATAGTAGTATATTCTACCATACTAAAGGTGGTGACGGGCCTTCTCATCCGGCTGAATGGGAGCAGCTAGACATACAGGACGGTCACATCAGGCGATATATTGACACATCAATGGGTGGCGGTAGATATTACACATTAACGAAGCAAGGCACAGACGAACCTTTCGTGGATTGGCTACTTACTAGCATGAGGATCAATCAGGTGTTTGTCAGCTACCCCTTAGTAACTATTCACAATAAAGATACCTGCAACATGGTTAGCGGTCCAGATGCCACCACTGACTATCTGAAGCTTGCCAGGAAACATGATACGTTCGAGTGCTACAACGGCATCATACTACAGGACGTGATAGAGATTCACTGGTCGAAATCTCCTACTTTTGAAAGAGTCGAGGAGAAATACTTCTACTCTAAAGACCCCCGAGCAGAAGGTTTAGTTGGTTGGGGAAGTTTAGTAAGTGGGAAAGTTGCGAGGGTGAGTGAACTACACGATCCTGGTCAGCGTCCTGATAACTTTAGAGAAACAGGATGCTTTAGCTAGTGTGTCAGCTATTCCGCAAGGGGTAGTAGTCACTTTCTCCATTGGTAGTGGTGAATGTGCGCAGACATCCACCACTACCTTTTTTACTAATAGCTAGTTACGATCTCGACCGCCACCAAACTCGAAGCCGTCAGGGTAACGCTCCTTATGTAGCTTCTCAATGTTGTACTTCAACACGTCGTCAACTGGTATCCAATACACATTGCTAATAGCAGTCAATGCGTTCCAGATACTCAGCATCGCAGTTGAAACACGGTCGTTAACAGCTCTCATAGCGTCCATATCGTAACCAGCTTTAGCAGCTGTGGTAGCAAGATACCAGTGGACATCCCCCAACTCGTCTATAAGATCAGGCACGCTGATATCCTGCTTGTGAAATACCATCTTCTTTATCAGATCAATTAGTTCACCAGCTTCTCCTACTAGGCCCATGATCGTAAAGTGTAATGGAGTAATCTCATGAGTGTCTATCAGCTTAAACTCTCTTACTAGCAGAGAGACGCTCATAGTGATGTTGAAGCAAGCCTGCAACAGTACTTGCTCCTCCAACTCCAGCGACAAGTCATCTTGGCGCATAGTCTCCAGTGCCAAGGCTTGATACTCGTTCCAGTTGTTTAATTTCATTGAATCACTCCTAAACATTCAAGATAGTGTAGAGGTTCATATGTTAGAACATCTACTCCAATAACGTATCGCTTGTAGCCGTCGTGCCAGAATACTCCATTCTGATATGTTTCGTTACCAAATGTGTCATGTTGCCTGAGACATAATCCAGCATGGAAACAAAAATCCATACCATAAGTTTCAATCGGTCCCGCTACTAATCCCCAATTATCGCTGTATGGATTTATAACATATCCGTTACCAGTAACGGTAGGTGTGTCGTCTGCTTGACCATTCCATGCTACGGGCTGCCAGTAGTAGTCTGATGACAGTAGCATTTGCTCTATCTTTACTCTTGGAAGTGAATAAAAATCCACTGATCGGAAGGGAGGAACATCCTCGGTCAATTCAAACGGCCAGTAGCTTGTCACCGACCAGCACACTTCATCTACTTCAGGCAGGCCGCCGCAGCCGTTCCACCCACACTCTGTAGGAGCTGCTTCTACAGTACCACTTAAATATAGTATAGCCAATACTAGAACAGCTAGTATTACCAATAATACTACGAATAATCTTCTACCTTTTGCACTCATAATATAGTCTCCTTTACCATCGTCTACTGGTTGTCTGGTTGATCTTGTCTTTCTGGTGAATCATATGCTTGTGTCAACACATTATGACATCTAGGACATTTAGCACTACAATAACCGTGTGCCCAATCCTCTTCTGATTCTTCAGTAGTAAAAGTCTCACCACATTCCTCAGGTTCATAGTGGTCACCATACCACTGTGGTAGACCATAGTAGTGTCCGCAGTACCAGTCAACTTTTACCATGTGCTTGTGTCCCATTCCATCTTCTGATATTCTTCTTCTCCTTCTGGATCAATAGCTGCCCATCTATCTCGTATCGACCCATCTACCTTCCACACTAAGTCTGAGGAGTAATCATATGCTTCTTTCAACATAGCGTGTGCGACTTCGTTCATCATATCAGGAGCTTCATCTGGCTTACACTCAAACATAATCTCATCGTGCACCAGAAGCACTATTGGTACACCTACTCGGTCCAGTTTCACACCAGCTTTGAGAACTAAATCGCTAGCGATTGACTGGATAGGATAGTTGACAGCCTGCCTACCAACTCGGGCCCGGTTATCATCTGCTATTCCTGGGAACCGTCGCTTACGTCCGAACGCTGTTTGCACGTAGCCGTTCTTATACGCGAATCGTTTGATTTCCAGCTTCCACGCCGCAGCACCGAATAGCTTCTCATCATACCCATCGTGAATAGCTTTAGCGTCTCTATAAGTTAGAAGATCAGGAAACGTAGAGTACAGGCCGGCAGCAGTAGCGTCATAAGCATAGCCAAAATTGACTATCTTGGACACACTACGTGGTTTGACAATCTGAGCCGACCAGACTATATTTGGCGTAATGTCTACAATGTGTTCTGCCATAGCAGAATGTAAATCAATGCCGTTGTTATAGCAGTAGAGTAAGTATTGATCTTGCGATTCCACAGCTAACACTCTAAGCTCTGCTTGCGACTGGTCTATTTTGCACAGCACAAGTCCCGGGCCTGCCACAAAACCGGCGCGGATAATACGTCCCCATCTATCAGTTGGTCTAGGGATAACTTGCAGCGCAGGATCAGTTGAGGACAGCCGGCCCGTTACTGCTATATGTAGATTGAAAGTAGTATGTGCACGATGCGTTGTAGGGTGTGGCCAAGTCTGCAAAGGCTTAATGTAAGCGTTGTTCATCTTACTGATACGTGAGTATTTGAGCTTCGCTTCCAGAAACGGGTGTGTCCAAGCATCATTATTGGTCTTGGTTCGCATTACCTCGATTATCTTCTTAATAGCATCTTTGCTTGTAGACCCTACCTTGAATGTCTTGCCACTGACTTTTGGAAAGTTGAACTTCTCGTACATTACAGGCTGTACTTGCTGCCATGAGTTTGGATTCAAGTCTGGTTTACCAGCTAATCTACGCATCTCCAGTGTCAACTCTGCCAAGGCGATGGTAACAGTGGCAACCTGAGACTCAAAATACTCAATATCAACTGTTAAACCACGCTCTTCTAAGTGTCCAAGAAGATTACTGGCGCTCATTAGCGGGTCTAGGAATGGCTGTTCGTATAGCTCCTCAGCTTGTAGTCTTTTAAGGAACACATGGTACAGCCCAAGAGTACACGCTAAGTCATACGCTAAATACTTAGTCAGGACAGGATATGGTACTTTATCGTACCACTTGACTTTCTTTATACCAGTCTTTTTGTAGACAAACTTATCTACTTCCTGGTCATAATCAGGAACGCCAAGGAAATCACGTGATAATGTTTTGAGGTCGTGGTACGTGTTCTCGTCTAGCGCATAATGAGCGAGCATGGTATCGAAGTTTATTGGTATATCAATCTCTTCTTTTTCACGTAAGAACAGTTGGTCAAACTTGCCGTTATGGGCGATAACTGTTGTACTTGGATGCCACAGTAGATCTACCAGTTCCTTTTTAACCTGCTTATCTCTTGCCACTTCAGGGGTTAAGCAGTAGCCATACTCCGTACTGTCGGTAAATCCAATAGCAGTCAGCCATCCGCTTGAGCATCGTATCTGATCGAACGTGATTGCTGTGGCCGATTCTATATCTACAGCTATTGGGCCAGGTTTGATACTCCTAATTGCTTCTAGTGCTTGCTCTGGTAGAACACACAGTCGCACTTCAGGTGCTTCTTTGGCTAGTTTCGGAAACGGGTATCGCCGGCCGAATAGCATGTTATCCAAGTCCTGTACGAACGTTGGAGCCATTTGCTTTGACCGTAGCACATACGCCGGATTGAATGAGAAGTACACACGGTTGCCGATGGATGGTACAATGATACTACTGCCACGTAGCGTAGTAATCTTAGCTGTACTATGTTTACCAGCTAACAGCATAGCTGACTGTGCTGCCAGATTACCGAGTGCCATAATTTTGACATCCGGGTTGCGTCTTGACAACTCTCCTAGCTCAGCTTTCAATCTGCCACTACAGCACTCCATAGCAGTCTTGTCAACCTTATCGCCGTAGGCTGGAAGGCACATCACGGCATTAGTGCGATAGCTGCGCTCCCAATCACCTTCTACCGCTTTTACTCCCAACTCCAAGACTTGACCAGACTGTCCACATAAGGGTATTCCCTTACGCGCTTCTTCAGCGCCAGGATGTTCTGCGACATAAATTGCTTGGATGCTGTCCAGATCATCAGATTCCACATAGCCGTCTACTACTGGTCTGGCAATCAGTGGACACTCTAAGCATTTAGCTTGAGGGTAGCGTTCAGTCTTTAGTTGAATTAAGTCAACTATCTTCTTTGGAATTCTGTCCGTCATTTCTACTCCTTTCTAAGCGAGAGAGCAGATCAAATATGCTTTGAAGCGTATCAATATCGAGCACAACGTACTCAGGCTTAGCTTCTACACCGAGGACACGTATTATCATACTTTCCTCTTTGATGTCAAATTTGACCTCGCACTTATCGCCTAGTTCTGTTAGTGCGTCAGTGTGAATAGTGGCTATCATATCAATCCCTTACTTCGTAGCTCTTTACTTACTTCTATTAAGATAGAACGACCTCTATCATCAAAAGACATAAGTATTAGAACAATGACTATGAGCATACGTTCATTCGCCTCAAAATCTTCCAGCATGTAGCAGCTCCTGTACTATGTTGAAGAAGGCAGTTATCTCCTTGTCATCGCTGATAGTGAACGACTTCACTACTCCATCAAACTTGAAAGTAACCTCGCCACTTTCGAGGTCTATATTGACTTTCATATCATCAGGCAAATCCATATCATTTCGCCCACGAACTCTAACTGTTGCCATTTGTCTGCTCCTTTTCTCTTACTTCTTCATCTATACTAGCTGATTGCCCATTATGACTTGATCTTCTCATACTGCTAGGCATTGGGCCTTTCCTATCAATACGTTCTGGCAAATCTAATCCTAACTTGAACGCTAGACCTAGGTCTACACCATACATCCAACGATTCTTAACAGTCTTGTTGCCTGCAAAGTATTCCACTTGCTTTAACTGCTGTCGTATAGCACGTGAATCCAAAGTTGGTAGTTGCTGTCTGCGTCTTTGAGCCAACCACCAGCCGTGTGTCGTGTTGATTTGGAAGTATAGCACATTGGATTCATCGTCATAGTGGTATTGGAAGTTTGGCTTGTAACCTGGAGAGGTAACACCATTAGCTACAGATTCTACAAATTCGTCTACCAGTAGACCGTCACGTCCTGTCTTGGTATTGAACACATTGTCTAATGTCTGCAACAGTATCTCAGGCTCAGGTCTAGGCAATCCTACCGTATCAGCAAACAAGTAGATTCCTAGCAGCACAACCATCTGATTGTTACGTATACGGTCAGGTAGATCGATAGTAAATGCTTTGTGGTGATCCTTTTTCACCTGGTTTAACAGCTTCTCCATATCGCCAGATTCTATCATCTGTAAGCATCTCTGGATATAGTAGCCACCGAACCCTGAGAAGCGTGGTAGCTCTTTGTTGAACTGCTTATATGCTACATTAGCAATAGTGTCATGAGCGATGCGTTTTGGCAACATCTCGACCAGCACAATACGTTGTCGTATAGCTGCATCTCGTGTTAGATAATCCTCTCCGTCCACTGTGAACGGTGCTGACAATGGATGGTCGATAGTCGTCTGGTCGCTACGTCCACGCGGGTCGTGTCCTGTATCGTATGCTAATCTAATGTAGTGCATAAAATACTCGACCGACTCATGGCGAAACTCGGAGAACGCTATAGGTATAGCATTACTACTGCCCAGGAGCGCAAGCTTCACAAACTTGGTTGTATTAGCGTCATAGCTTTTAGGCATCTTGTGGCCGAATAGCGGCAGGAGTACTCGTTGTAGCACAGTCGTCTTACCACTACCTCTAATACCTGCTACATTCAAAACAGGGAAACGAATGTCCTGCGTTTCAATCCAAGGCTTCAAGCTACTAGCAGCGAACCATCCTAGCAGCGGCCACATTACTTCAGGTTCGTTGAGCTTTGGCAACAAGTCACCTATCAGTGTCAGCTCTGCTTGAGTAGCATGGGGCTTAATCTGCATCATAGGATGCTCTCTACCAGTAGGCAGCCATACGACATTACCTTCGTATCCTTCGTGATAGTTGTCGGCGGTCAACACGCCGCTATTAGTGACAAACGTCCACCGACCATCTATCTTGTGCAACCCCTGAATTGGAGTAGCAGCAAGTTGAGGCACATTTTCAAGTCGCGCTCTTTCCATTATCAATGGAAGTAGTTCTTTGACTTCTCTATCACCACCGATCCAAGTCCATCCGGCATCTACCAGATTCTTATTTAACTCGCGCACACTGTCAAATGCACTCTTTGGGAACTCTACTTCATGTGACTCGCCTTGTTGCGTATCCACATCTGCTACGATAAAATCTTCTGTGCGAACACGTTGTGTACGCTCATCTTTGGGAGTAGTGTCGCGCAGTATTACTTTCGGTTTTATAATGAAGGTGGAGATAACTTTGTCATAGCGTGCGTGTCCATACATATACACTTTATCTTCTTCATTTTCGAATAGTCCACGAGCGCCGGCCGTTGTATCTCCAGCTTCATTCGATTGTATTACTGGCTGGTCTGTTGAAACGCTTCGGAGTAGACCTGACTCTTTAGCGTTCTCAATAGTAGTTGTTAGATATTGCTCACCATCTTCACGTGCCTTATCCCCTACTGGTTGACTAGCGAATATGAGCTTTATCAGACGATCTGATGCTCTAGCTGCTAGTAACTTTACTACCACCTCCCAATCGCGTTCGCTTCTAGTGTCGAACTTGCGAGTGTCGCCTGTGCGAATCAGGTGTCTAGTGTTCTTATCTAATTGGGATAATACATGGAAATCAGCTGAGTGATACACAAGTGCTGGTTCAAACGCTACTACTTTAGTTGGTACTATTTCTTCTCCGAAGTATGGAGAATCAGGGTCTTCACTTTTGCGATTCATAGTCCCTGGTACACGTAGAACACGATTAGCGTTGTGTATACTCTCCCCTTTACCTTTGGAAGTAGCGCGAAATACAATCTTGTTTAGCGTTTCTATTTCATTCACAGCAAGTAGCGGAGTTTCTAGCTTCCAATACATATGGTAGCCGTGACCACTATCAACAATGATAGTAGGCTTAAAGGCAACCTGCGGCAAATGGCGGGTCTTGTCAACTTCCGCCCACAAGAAATTAGTACCGACTACGCTAGTCTTCTTTAGGGGATCGTTTTTACTACGATAAGCTGGTGTAAACCATACGTCTCTGTCGTCAGGTATTGCTAAGCCTGATACATATGGTATAGGTGGCGAGCTGAGTCTATCAACTTGTATATACACTATTCCTTTGGAGTTTCTGTCCTGGAACAGGTCAAGAAATTGACTCATTAGCTACTCCTGAATAAGTAAAACAGTAAAAATAAAAAAAGGGTGGCGGCAGCATTGCCACCACCACCCGAGTGTCGAATCAACGGGCCGTCAGCTAGACGAGCATTTGCGCTTGTTCTTCTGTGAGAGCAGAATAGCGCCGAACCTGATTCTGTGGCGGATACTTCTCGCCAGTGGCAGGATTGATTTTATCGGATTGACGAATAACAACGCCAATCATTAGCGTCTTTCCGATCAGCTCCTCAGCTTCGATGTCCTCATCAAAATCTTCTGGCCAACCGCAGGCGACGAGGCACTCCTTGATGCGGCGAAGTGGCAGATC